TTGTTGTCGTTTTCTTTCTCGATTAACTGCTGCGGCTTTCTTTTTTTGTCGCTTGGTTGTTCTTTTTTCGTGGTATTCTTTTTCTCGGTAATCGAACAGCTTATTGCTGTCGGTAATTTTACGTTTGAAAATTCGTAGTGCTTGCTCAACGTTACCATTACGTACTTTAACATTCATAAATCATCCCTATCTCTGGCGAAGATCCAGAAAATTAAGATTGCAAAAACTATGGCTATCTGCGTATTATCTAGTATCATTTTTTAAACCTGTATCCTCTTTTTCTTAGATATGCAACCTGATTACGAATAGATTGCTCTGTTCGATTAGGTAGCATATACATCATTGTTTCAATATCTTGGTAGAAGTAGTGAGCAGCAAGTGTTTTGCGCTCTTCATCAGTCCAAGGCTTTCTTTTATATTTTTTCATGCGATTATTATATCCGAAAGCGGGTTGGTTGTCAAGAAATTTTTTTGAGGTCGCTCAAAAATTCTTCTTGACATTCTATATAAAGTTAAGTATAATTCCCCCAAAAGAAAGTAAAAAATTTATTAGCATTGTAAAGATATTTCTTGACTATATCCTTATTTATGCGTATAATACTTATTCTGAAATGGAGAAACCAATTCACAAAGGGAGAATTTTTATGTTAGAATATGCTGTGTTTGCATTTTGTGTGATAGGGTGTGGAATGACCTGTCATGCTCTAGGCAAGCAAGAAGGTATTGAAGCAACTATCGAACACTTGGTAGATGAAGGACTACTGCACTTAGATGAAGAATAAACTCGAAATAACTATAGAGTATGATGGTTGCGTCTCAGACCCTATCTATAAGGTGGAAGATGCACATAACCTGTACATGAGAACCAGAGACAAGCGAGTAGCAGAGAGATGCTACAAAGATCTTAAATTAGAATACCAACGGGAGAAAGAAAATGCCAGCAAAGTTTAAAGAATCAGCAAAAATTTTGATTAGCCGTCAGGCGAAAACCTACAAGACGGTTCATTATTACCTACGCAACACTTCAGAAGAAGAGTTGGTATCAGCACTACTAAGTAGCAATACAAAGCCTAAGCACAAGCAAAAGTATCGTAATGAGCTTGTAAAGAGAGGTTTTGACCTTGGACTCATTAACCAGTAATGGATAGAGTACTTATTTACAGCAGAGACGGCTGTGTTTACTGTGACATGGCCATTTCCTTAGCGCGTAGTAAAAATATGGAAATATCAGTGCTAAAGTTAGGTACTGATTATAGCGTAGAAGAGTTTCAAGCTAAGTTCATCTACGCAACAACAGTTCCTCAGATTATATTGAATGGGGAGCATATAGGTGGGTATCAAGACCTTAAAGACTTGGTATAGGTAAAGTAGGCTCACCACGGAGTAGCCTATACAGGGGCTATTGCCCAAGTTCTATGGAGAACAAAAGTGAGAAAAAGAGACGAGGCCGCTTGCGTAATATGCGCAGTGGTTACAGCAGTCAGTTGTTTAGCCTTGCCGTTTATAACAATATACGCCAGTGCAGGAATGTAATACTAAGGAGTAGAGCATGAATAGAGAACAAGTACAGAAACAATTAGCAGTAGATGAAGGAATAGTAAACGAAATATATCTTGATCATTTAGGCTACGCTACCTTTGGTATCGGGCACTTAATCACGGATAAAGATCCAGAGCAAGGATGTGACGTTGGAACTCCTGTTAGCGAAGAGAGGGTCACAGAAGCCTTCCAAGCCGACCTTGACATTGCTATTGGAGAGTGCAAAGTTCTCTTTGATATGTGGGAAACTTATCCAGGGGAAGTCCAAGAGATATTAGTCAATATGATGTTTAATCTTGGTCGTCCCCGACTTAGTAAGTTTAAAAACTTCAAGAAAGCTGTTGATGCAGGAGACTGGAAGACAGCAGGGGTTGAAGGCAGAGACTCACTGTGGCACAGACAGGTAGGGAATCGAGCAGAAAGACTTATGGTTAGAATGGAAAATGTCTAAACTATTAATGGGAATCATAGCAGCGATGGGTAGTGCAGGTTTTCTGTATTACCAATTCGCTGTTGTGCCTATGAAAAATAAATTAGAAGAACAGACAGCAGTGATCCTTGCCCAAGACCTGCGGGATCAAGAGCAGAAGGCTACAATAGCCGCAATTACATTGAATGCAGAGAAGACAGCAGCAGCAAATGCTCAGATGCAACAACAGAATCAGCAGTACGAAGCTGAGATGTCTGAATACCTAGATATTTTTCGTAGACACAACCTTGCGAAGATAGCCAGTGCAAGACCTGGGCAGATACAAACTCAGGCAAACCAGAGAACAAAGGAGGTATTTGATGCAATTGAAGAAATCAGTAATAGCATTAGCAATCCTAACCCTTAGTGGTTGTAGTTTACTACAGATGCCTCCGAGAGAGGTAGAGGTTATCAGTAAGCCCGTACAGATAGATATTACACAGCCTACTATGCCTCGACCTTTAAATCTAAAAGAACCCAAATGGTACGTAGTTTCGGATCGAAAGATACCGAAAGAAGAGCGTACCTATATGGATAAGTTCGAGGAAGATATTAAAAAGAAACATGGCGGAGACCTCGTGTTTGTCGCAATGACAGTTGCAGATTATGAGCTAATGGCCTATAATACACAAGAAATCAAAAGATACATCAGCCAATTGGGCGAAGTAATCGTATACTATAAAGAAGTAACCGTAGCTAGAACAGAGGAAGAATAATGTACGACATGAAATTAAATAAAAGTTCACAAGAGCTTTTGGATAATGTACACCCTAAACTTGCAGAAGTAGTAAGAGAGGCAAGAGAGATCGGAGAAGTAGAGTTCGAAGTTGTAGAGGGACAAAGAAGCCCAAAACTAGCCGAAGCAATGTATGATAAAGGTGCTAGCTTAAATGCCACATCTTTACACAGCTATGGGGTAGCAGTATCTCTCTTAATATCTGTGTGCGGAATACCTTGTACTAATACTCGTGCATACGAAGAAATTGCAATGTGTATGAAGTATGCCGCCGAAAACGTAGGGGTTGGGATAAAATGGGGCGGCGCAAGACACCTTGACAACTTTTGCGAGTGGGAAGGGGAGGCAGATGATGCCTTATCAGAGTTCTGCACCATAATGCTAGAAAGATCAGGAACTATTCTTGATTTAGCTCCAGGGTACTTTGAATTAATTCTTGACTAATTTCACAAACTCTAGTATAATAGTTGTTCAATTTTACGGAGATTACCATGAAAAATCCAGTTGCTAAACACTTTAACAAGTTCAATCGGGCTTCAACTCATGTTGATCGTAAAAAACAATCTAAGCGCAATCCTGCTCTTGAGGGAATATACCAGTGCTATCTATGTGATGGCTATACTGACTGGCTTGCTCCTGACAGTAGGTGTAGTGATTGCACCCAATATACACCTGACAATATACGAGGGGAGTAATGAATACAGAAAAACTTCTTATTATCACTATGGAAGAGTGCGGTGAGCTTATTAGAGCTTGTTCAAAAATTTTACGTCACGGAGAGCAGACCAAACAATTAACAAATCTAAAAGAAGAATTAGCCGATGTTGTTACTATGCTTATTCTATTGCAGGAGTACTTCGAGATATCTCAAGACGAGATGGTAGATTTAATAGATAAACGTATGACCAAAATGCAGGATAAAGACTATACATGAACTTATTCTATCTTGACAACGACCTCGACAAGTGCGCAGAGTACCACGTAGACAAACATATTGTAAAGATGCCTCTAGAAGTAGCACAACTACTGTGTACTGCTATCTGGGTTGACGAGCATCTAGGTTTTGTACCTCGTGCTCTCAACAAAGAGGAGCGTGACCATCTTAACGCTCTCAAGAAAGAAATCAAACATCTTCCTATGGAAGAACGACCGCTAACCCCCTATCTACCGATGATGTATAATCACCCTTGCACTATCTGGGTAAGATCATCACTAGACAATTTTGAATGGACACACTGCTATGGCAATGCTCTCAATGATGAATATCATTATCGCTATGCGAAACAACACAAATCGATTGTGGAAGTGGTTAACAAGCTACCAGAGCCACGAAATCTACCAAGACTCGGATTCACAGAGTTCGGACTAGCAATGCCTGACGAGCTTAAAGACTATAACAATCCTGTACAATCTTACAGAGATTACTATCACCTCGATAAAGCCACTTTTGCGGTGTGGTCTCATCGACCAAAACCTTGTTGGTGGAATGAGGACTATGCAGACTACGACAAAAGGATCACAGCAAAATGAGCCACGTAAAACTTATATCTAGATCTTCGTCTAATCTTTTAGACGATATTGCATATATGGCTAGAGTATCGAACCCTAGCAATCAATGGAATAAAGAAACAAATGAGAAACTAATTCGGTACCTCATTAAACACAAACACTGGTCTCCTTTTGAGATGGCTAGTGTTGCAATCGAGATCAATACGACTCGAGACATTGCACATCAGATAGTACGTCATCGAAGTTTTGCTTTTCAAGAGTTTAGCCAAAGATATGCCAATCCAGACGAGCAGGGATATCCGTATGTAATACGAGAAACCAGACTACAAGATGCTAAGAATCGTCAGAACAGTATTGATACTGAAGATGAATTACTACACCAACACTGGGTAGCACAGCAGAATAAAGTAATTGAGTCCGCTAGTGCAGCTTACCGATGGGCTATAGAAAATGGTATTGCAAAAGAGCAAGCCAGAGCTGTACTGCCAGAGGGTCTAACAAAGACTCGTTTGTATATGCAAGGCACAGTGCGCTCTTGGATTCACTATATTGATGTACGAACTACTCCAGGCACACAAAAAGAACATATGACTATTGCACAGCAGTGTGCATATGTAATAGAGCCGTTCTTTCCTATGATACAGGAATTCGTACATGAGTGAGGGCAGAAAGTTTGACAATGAAAAACCGAAGATGCACCTTCTGCCTCCTAATGCCATACTTGAAGTAGCAAAAGTATTAACCTTCGGTGCACAAAAGTACGATGAAGAAAACTGGCGTAAGCTAGAGAATGCCCAGAAGCGTTATACAAGTGGTGCATTACGGCATATATTCGCCCACATGGATGCAGAGTTACAAGACCCAGAAACAAATTAT